GATTGCATCACTAGATCCAATAACGGTTGGTGAGGTCAATGCTGCTGCGGCTGAACTGATAACTTCAAATTTTACACTAGTACCACCAACAGCAGCGGTAATCATAGCGAAGTTGAAGTATAAGGCCGCACCTTCGCCCATGTCCCGTGCTGTTACCAGGTCAACGGTGTTGGTACTAACTGCTGTGGTCGTTAATGCTTGCGCATCTGAAACCCGTAGAAGTGCATCTGTGATCATTTTAATTCTCCTCTGTTATCTAGATTAGGATACAACTGCTTCGGTGTTAAGCAACGAATCAACACGGCGCAGTGGAACTCCCAGGAAGCTCAACCATGAATCAGGCTGACCAAATTGGGTGAGACCTTGTTCAATCTTCAGAACGTATTGGCTCTTGTCCATAGCAGCAAGTGCCAGGCCAGAGTGAACAGTACGGTTCATGTAGAAAGCTGCACGACCCATGCTCATGTTGGGGATGCGATACAGTGAACGAGCCATCAATTTAATCAACGCAGTTGCATCGGTTGGTTCTTGCGTTCCGCTTTGCGAGATAAGATCGCTGACATCGATGTTAGGGATACGAACGACATAACGCCAATCCTTAACAACCAAGCCATTCTTCCACTGGTAGCGGGTGGCCAATGCTTGCATACGGGTGCCATCTGAGTTGTAGACGGTCTGTTCGCCCAGATCTTCATGGACCAAACCAGCCTTAGAACCCTTAGGGAACGGGCAGTAAACAGTGTTGTCACCCCAAACTACCAAGTAAACAGAGGTGTTGTCTGAACCAGAACCACCGGCGCTCAGAATGTTCTGTGCGTTGCCGCCAGACAGACTTGAGTAACGTGATGCCAGGCCAAGGAACTGCTTTGGATCTGTACCAGGATTGCCGTAGAACAAGGTCGTTGCTTGGGTTTGGTTCATTGCTTCCAAGAACGCTTGGTCTTCAGACAGACGGAACTGGCTGGTGTTGCCATTCAGCATAGCCAAGTCTTTGTCCACTTCTGAACGGGCTTCCAGAATACCGCAAGCTTCATCCACTTGTGCTGTGGTTGATTTGCTGTTTGGAATACCTTGGTTCAATGCGCGCCAATAGACGGTAGGCAAGCCGGTACGGATAACAACACGCTCACCCGTTGGCAAGTTACCTTCCTTGAATACTGCATCTTCCAAGATCTCGTTGCTTTGTGATAACAGTTCTGCAACGACCGGTACATTCCCGGTAGGGTCTGTACGTTTAGCCCAATCCGCTAGGGTTAGGGCCGTGTTTGATAGTGTAGCCATTTTTAAATCTCCTTTTTAATGCTGTTGTTGAGTAGGATAAAGTGAAGCGGCATAGTCAGCATTAGACTTCGCTGAGTTCTTACCACCTTGACCGCCACCGACAAACTTATCTTCACCAATTGCTTTACCGGCTCTATAGAAAAATCTGATTATCTCAGGGTGATTTCCAAGTCCCGATTCATTCAGCAGTGAAAGTAAGCCAGGCGTACCAAACTGATCTAAACTTTTCTTTGCGATTGCCAGGTTTTCTGTGAGTCTTTCCCCACCGAACTCCGTGTCAGCCTTAGAATCATTAGTCCATCCAGTACGCAACTGCTCCAACTCACGAGCCTGACGGGCCTCGACAGGTGGACCAAGTTTCGATAATAACTTCTGCGCAGCATCCTGAGACAAATTCAACTCTTTAGCCACTTCTGTATAAACCTTCATTACTTCTGGGTCGTAGTTCTTACCCTCTGGAGGCTTAAACTCATAGTTCTCAGGAGAGCCATATCTGACATCTGCCTGTTGGCTTGTTTGTTGACCCTGCTTGCCATCTGTAATGTTGGGCTGGGTTTGCTCTGATGCTGCTTGCTGCGATTGCGCTTGCTGGCTTCCTTGCGGTTGCTGGCTTACGCTACCTTGCGATACAGATTGGCTTTCAGTGGTCGTTGGGGCCGATTCCGTCATCGTTGTTTCTTGCATTTTGAGACTCCTTTAGCATGGCTGGATAAAGCTCTGGACATAAAGTGTGGATCATTGCAAGCATACGATTACCAAAGTTCCTCTGCCCCTCGTTGAAAGCCATCGTCATCGAGTTGCTATTGAACGATAGTCGAAATACGCCCGACTGATCCAGAAGCCGCCATATAATCCTACGGCCCCTTTTGTTTCCCATGAGCCACTTAATATCTATCGACTCATTCTCAGATTCCATTCTATCGCGCACCTCTTTATCAGACTTTGCGCGGTCCTGGTCTCGTGTATCTAATGGATCGTAGCTGCTCATTTCCTAATTTAAACCTATATTAAATAGTTACGGATAGTTCTCTTCAATACTTTGGCGGCTTTGGTGGCTTTTTGCTTTTACCTTTCATGGCAACCTCCTTTAAGTTACTTCATTGAGTGGTCATAAAGCCATTGACCACCTTGCTTCATAAAGACAGCCATTATCTAACCCGCCTTGCTCTCAATACCCCGTAACAATCTACGGCTGCGATAGTAAATAGAGCATGAGCAACCATATAAACCACTGTTGTTGTCGCTATTGATATTCTTACTACTGGAGTTGCTTCTAAAAATGATAACGCGCCAGGAACATACGCTCCATTATTGCGCGAGGTCTCGTTCCCAATGCCGCCCATCGTATTATCAACTAGAGAGATGCTTTGAGATGTATGGCTAATCGATGTTGTAGCTGCTGTGCGGCTACCAACCAATCCAGTTACATCCCAATCCCCTGGGGTCAGGGTTATAGATGTTACCGTCTTCCCTACATTGGTTACCATGCTTACGGCATTTGCGACCAGTACCGTTGAAGATACATACTCTCCAACATTTCCAGCAATCGCATCGTCATTTGTTTTCGTTCCAACCGGGCTTGAGAATAACCACTCACTCCCGTCAGGATCTTTCATTCCAACTACATCATTAGTTACCGCATCATATAGCAGCGGAGACCCAGAAGTCTTTTGGTATACGGACATTATTCGCCTCCGTTTGAAGTAACTTGTGGACCGTAAAGCATTGCAGCCATGGTGGTATTGTCTGACTTACCTTCTGCTGGCAAGATCTCCATGTCCGTAATCTGAAGGTCTACTTTAATATCCTTGCCGCCACCCTGTGTACCGTATGAGCTTGTTGATTTAACGTATACATTGGCATGAAGCATCATCGTTGAGCCAACTTCTGGCAGCGTGGTGATGTTTAGTTTTTCTAATTCATCAGTACCAAGATGCAGACACAGACCATACGGATATTCTGGAGCATCTCCCTCCATCTCTCCTGGCATCTCTTCCATCTCAGGCTTGCTCTTCATATTAATCATTGCCATTTCAACCTCCTTGTGGTGTGTTATAACCGCTGAACATATCGATCACGTTTGTCAAAGCATTCGGATCTTGTGTTGGTGACTGAGCAAGATTCTTAATGGTCTGAGATGTTTGCTGCGCTTGCGCCTCTTGCTGCTGTGCTGCCATTGCCTCTTGCCTTCCCTGTCTGATTATTGCAACCTGCTCACCAGAGACTATCAGATGAGGATCAACCCCCAGCATATCTGAGTAAACATCAACCCATTGGTCGGAGTCGAACCTGTCGAGAACATCCGGCTTGATCTGGGCGATATTCCCCAGGCCAGTTACAAATCTATCTACAGAATTGGTGCCGATTGCACGTTGAGCTTGGGCCAACATTGATACAAACTCGATGTTAAGGTCCACTCCCTGCAATTCCTGTGGCGGAGTTGGGAGGATACCGGCCTCAACAATGCGATCAAAAGTTAAGGTGACCAATGGCTCAAGCAGCTCGTTATGTAGCCGCTCAAGAACCGGCCCAAGCATCAATAACTTCTCTTCATGTCTCTCAGCAACCTCAGTTGCAGTCATCCTGGTGTCGGTTGCAGATGCAAGCATAAGGAAAAGATCGGCATAGAACGCGCCACGAATGCGCTCACGCACATCTTGTATGTCTGCCAATAGGTGAGATAGGTCTAGGTTTACATCGAACGCTGTGCGGATTCCTCCGCCGGCATTGACCTGGTCAACGAATGTTATTCCACCAGGAAGAGTCTCGACATCACGGTTCTTCATGCTAGACGGTACTTGAAGAGGTGGCTTTGTCTTGTAATCGATACCTTGCGCCTTGCGTAGTTGCTCATGCTGCAACTGCTTTACATCGCCCAGAGCTTCCATTGCCGGCGATCCACCGTAGATATCGCCACCACTCGTGGACCATCTAGGCACCACTGCTGGGAACACTTTATAGCCAGACTCACGCAGATACTGGTCAGGATTTCCACCAATTTCAAAGTGGACGGACATGAATGGCATATTCTTTGAATCTTTTTTGCGACTGTCACGGTCTTCACGAGGCTCGATTGCATGGATGATCGTCACCCACTGGTCGAGAGATCCGCGATCAAACATATTCTGTACGCTTGTTGAGCAGTTCTCGTACCCAAACTCTTTGACCAACTCCGCCACAGTCTTCTCAAACTCACGGTACAAGGTGCAGACCGTGCCTTGGTAGTCGGTTGCGATAGCAAATTCCCCTGTTGTCAGGGGATAGTTGTGAATTACATTCTTGTAGTCAGGGAGAATAATATTGGCTGAAGTTCCGAATGCTCCGAGTTCCTCGTACATCTGGTGCAATGCACGGTAGGTATT